ACAAGTCTTACAAACTGTGTATGAGCTAACAAAGCATCAGTTGTAGCAGCACTAGATCCACTAGATGTTACCTTTTGTGTTTTGATTGGAAATAATCCATAATTATATGACATTAGTATTTACCTCTCATACTTTTCATCTTTTTCTTTTTTTTCATTTTAGATTTTTTTGATGGTCGTCCTTTTTTTTTACCATAAGTTCCTTTTCCCATTGGCATAATATTTCTCCTTTAATTATTAGGTTACTTGGGGGAAGTACTGGCTAAGCAAGATCCCCCAAATTTTGTTATCTTCTTATAACGTAAGTGATTTCCATTATTGAAGTATTAGTTGATCCACCATTTGTGATCGCTTCAATAACTGATCCCTCATTTACGCTGTTTAGTGAAGTTGGTTCTACTTCATATTTTTTACCAGCAGAACCAGATGCTACATGACTAATCGCAGCAGACGTACAAGCAACACCATCTATTTCAAAAGTAATAGCAGCAGTTCCTGTAGTTGTTGATTGGTTATGTGCAAAAATTTTAATTATTCTTCCACCATCAGGTACATTTACAAATGTAGATGATGCAGTTGAAACATCAGGTATAGCAGATGTTAAAAAATAATCGTTAAGTGTTCTCATGTTTTTTTTCCTTATTTATTTGCTTCGTTCCGTCAATGACTTCAAAGACCAAACAAAATGTTAATTGAATATAGGGGGATTGCTCCCCCTATAATTTTATAGATTATGATGTAGTTACATCAAATACAGCACCACTTGCTTTTTCATTTCTTGAAACAAGTGTGTACTCAGCTAATAATGCTTGTTTTGTAGCATCACCAGTTTTTGCAAGATCCATGATTTGGAAATCTCTTAGGAAAGCAGTTGCAAACATATCTGGTTGAAGAACAAATACATCTCTAGCTCTTTGGAATCTATTTGGTACAACAGTCATTGAACCGAAATCAGACTCATATACATCAACAGCAGCTACTAATCTTTTGTTTTCTGCTGGATCAAATCTAGTTGAACCACCAGTAAATCCAGATAGTACTTGTTTGTTGAAAGAGCCAACCATGATCATTGATGGATCGCCACCCTCATCCCAACATTTCTTAATAACAGATTTAAGTTGAGATTCTGTGAAAGCTCTTTGAGTTCCATCAGTTCTTGCAGTACCAGGTACATCAGCACTTGATACTTGACCATTTGCTCCACCAGCACCAGCATCATTGTTTGCTTGAATCCAACCAGCTAATCCAGCTAGTTCTCTTGCTGTAGAGTCATCACCTACTACTGGTGAGTTGTTTGCTGTTAATGAACTTTCCATATCTCTTTTAAGCTCTTTAGATGCTTTTGAGATTTGGTATGCTAATTCATTGTTTCTACCAGCTTTTGTTACACTTTCTAAAGTACCAGAAACAATCACAGATTTTCTTGAAATTTGTGTTCTGTTATTTACTCTAGTTGTAGCAGTTGGAGCAGCGAAAGAAATTTCATCACCCTCAACTTGTGCATTTGCAGCTGAAGCAGAAGCTAAGCTATCAGTTTGCCACTCATGAAGTACAGCAGTTGCTTTTTCTTTGCCAATACCTGACATGAATGGAGTTTCAGTTGGTGCTATAGAGTAGATTATATCTGATAAATCTTCTCTAAGACCTTTTGCGTCATAGACGCTATATGTTCCAGTTACCTGAGCCATAATTTATCTCCTTTGGTTGAGTTATTTATTGTTAATCATATCTAAAAATATACTGGCAGCATCTTTATGACTTCCAGTTTTCTTTAGACGACTCAACTTATCCTTTCTGGCCTTGAGATTGACTTCAGCTTTGCCTTGTTTAACACCTGACGATAAAACTTTGCCTGGTTTAAGAATTTTTTTTGCTAAATTCGGTTTTGAATTTTGCAAACTTCTATATTTCATGGCATCATTTACCAACATAACAATCCTATGATCGTACACTTGAGCAATTTCTTGGTCATTAAAACCATATTTGTTCAAAGTCATCTTCATATTAGTTTTTAAACTTGATGCTTTACTAGGATCAGAAAATTCTGGCATTTTTGATACCAATTTTCTTTGTTGATCTTGTAAATAAGTTTGAAACTGTTGTTTTTGTTCTGTTTGAGTTTTTTCTAAAGTTTCAGTTAAAGCATCTTGCTTTTTTTTTAACTTTCTTTCCACTCTTGCAGCTTCTGTTGGATCTTCGTCATACAACTTATCTAAATCAGCAGAATTTATTTCTGCATTTAGCTGTTGTTGTTGTGCAGACAATAGTTCATTCAAATCTTTTAGCTTTTGAGAATAGTCTTGTCTTTGCTTTTCAGACTCAGCTTGAAATTGTTTCTTTTCATAAGACAATTCTTCAGTCTTTCGTCTGTAATCAGCATCTCTTGAGTAACCATTTCTCAACTCATCAAGGGTAACATCATATTCTTGACCAGCAACTTTTACTTTGTAGGTGGAATCTTGTTTCTCTTGAGTATCAATTTGTTCTTCGTCTTGAGATACATCTTCTTCGGAAACTTCATCTTGTTCAGACTCAGTTTCTTCTGTTATTTCCTGTTCCTGTGGTTGATCTTCTTCAGATTCCACTTCTTGTGGTTCAGGAGAATCTTGTTTTTGTTGTGGTTGTTCCTCAGTTGTTTCTTCTTCCTTTGGATTTAATAAACCACTTATTGCTTTTTGTGCTTTTTGCACATCAGTTTCAGCTTCCTTTAACGGATTGGCTAGATTGTCTGACATATATTTTCCTTTTTAAGTTAAGCTCCTCTGAATGAGGTTAGCTTATCCTAACCTTTGTGATTAGAATTTTTTATTTTTGATATTTTTTCGGTAATCTTCCAATTGCTTAGAAGCTAACTTACCAGTATCAATCATCTCTAATAAATTTTGTTCTACTTTACTTACAACATTGTAGGCCAACCAAAGTTTTTCTCTTGCTTCAGTTTCTGTTGCACCAGTATTAAATAAACTTTCTGAATATAAACTTCTTAGTTTATTAAAAGATTCTTTTAATAAAGGGTTTTCAAATAATTGTTTAGCTTTGTTCGCTTGGGTTAATTCCTCTTGGAGTTTCCCCTCTTGATCCCTGTCCATCTAAATTACTTACTTGTTGATCCAGTCTATCTGATGTTTGTTGTGCAGCTAAAAAAGTTTTATTTCTATTAGCAGTAACTAATTTTTCTATTTCAGCGTCTGCTTTTATTTTAGCAGTATCTAATTGTGTATTATATTTAAGCTCCATCTCTTTAATCTTAGTTTCAAATGCCAATATTTTATCAGCAGTATCAGCTTTGATTTTTTTGTTTTCTAATTCAAGCTCTGCAATTTTTCGTTTTTCTTCAGATGCTATTCTAGTGAACTCAATTTTTTCAATTGGTGTTGGAGGAGGTGGAGGAGATGGTTGTACAAAATCTCTACCCATATCAGGATTAACAAAATAGTTTTCAACATTTTTTAATCCAGCTTCCTCAATAATTTTTGATAATGAATTATAAATATTTTTTAAAGTAACCATTGGATATTCTTTGTTACCTTGTAATTGAAATGCTTGTAATTGTTTTTGTAAAATATTATTTAACATAACAATTTGTTGTTCTTTAGAACCAGATCCAAGACCAACAGTAATTGATATATTGTATTTGTTTTTCCATTCGGTAGGATTAACAGCTACAAATTTATTATTTAATTCTACAATTCTTTCTTTGTTTTGATACTTAACAGTAAGCTCAAATATTCTTCTAAATAAATCTTTAATACCAGTTTCAGCAAACACTCTTGCAATTAGCTCCATTCTCATTTGAGATTGGGACATCAAAGTATTAACACCAGTTGCAGTTTTATTTAAGCTGTCTGCATCTAAACCTTGTGAGTATCTAGTAACACCAGTTCTTGTTTCTCTTACTGTGTCTAAATATTCTAATAATGGAAATGCTTGTTGCGAAATTGTTTGGTTTTGCATTGGCAGCATAACCTGACTTGGTGGTTGCTTAGTTCTTACAACACCACCTGGTCTTGATGTAAGTAAGTCATCAAGATTAACCATGCCGTCCATAATGGCCACTCTGTTATTATTTGTTAAATACATATTATCTAACAACTGACGCATAACAGTTGATTTAACTAATTGGACATCTTCAACTAATTCAGAAACTGATCTGCCATAAAATCTGTGTGGCATTGGGATAGGAGTTAATGAACAAAATGGAATGAAATCACAAACCATGTTTTCAAGAATTGTATAGCCACCACTTCCAGCAACAGTAACTTTTCTTAACTCTGCAATACCATCTCCGTCCATATCCACTCTGACATAGCACTCATATAGCTCAATCTCTTGTGTGCTTTCATCAGGTGCATCATTAAACGGACTTTCATCTATATCTGCATACCTTGTTAATCTTTCATCATTTAACAAAATGTTATTTGATGTTGGAAGATCATCAACAATCTCTCTATCAAAACCCATCTCTATAAGTTCTGATCTTGTTTTCATAACTCTATGAGCTACAAAGTTTGCATCTTCTATAGACTTAGCAGTTCTTTGTATTAAAAATTCTTCTGGTGGTATGTTTTCTATTTTAACTTTGCCAGACCTTGAAGTTCTTTTAATAACCACATTATGTAATTTTGGTTCTGGTATATCTTCAATTTCTTGACCTTGTGCTTCTGCAAGTTGTTTTATTTGATCTAACTGCTCTTTTGCTTTTTCATCAACAAATTCTTCTTCAGAAACTATTTCAACATTGTCATCATTAATTAAAATCTGATATTCTTGATCGTTTAAATTTTCATAAGTTTCTTGTTCAATAGACATGCTATCGTCCCAATAAACTTTAACAATTCCATTTTTTTCAATTAACGCATCTTTGAACCAAGTATATAAAATACTAAAACCATTATTATCTTTATTAAAAATATAATTAATATAGTTAGTTGCCTGTTCGGCAAGAGGCACATCTTCTGATTTTACTGGTTCGCATTTAACAACCTGGTCAGACGCTGTAAAAATTCTAAGTAGGTTTGGCAAGATAGTTTCAACTGTATCTGCAACGTCTGTACTTACAACTTGGCTACGACCATCAATCTCTGTTCCTAATGGTTCTCCCATGTAGTATTCCAAAGATTTTTTTCTTGATGAGGATAAGTTTCCACCCATATAACCTAGAGAGTTATTTATCTCTTGGTTAATAATTCCTCTTAATTCTAATTCTGTAACTTTTGCCATATTAAACTATATAATTTGTTTCAACTGGTATTTCCTCACCCCAGTCGCTAACTTCTACACCCTCACCTATTATGCCAGTTCTAAAAGCATCAGCACAATGGGAAGCGTAGTTGTGCATGGGTTTATTTCTAAAACATTGGTTTTTGTCGTCCCATCTTTTTTGGTAGGCCTTTAAATTTTCTAACCCTTTTTGACAATTGTTTTTGTCAAACCAACAATTAGGTATAGCTTTTCTGACAGCTTCAATTCCATCTTCTATAGATAGTTTTGGTGCTACCTCAAAAGCAATTCCTAATTCTAAAGCACTTTCTAATCTTGATTTACCAAAATTACCTATCTCCCTGACCTTAATATCATGGGGAGCTATATGCCTTGAATACTCATATTCTTTTCTATTAATGACATCTACATAGTGATCCAAACCCTCACCAGCATTTTCATAATAATCTATTAATCTGATTTCTCCTTTATACCTTTGGACAAACCAAATTGCTGTACTGTCATTGAGGCCTAAATCCCACCATGTTTCAGTATCAAGGTTCTCATCATACAGATTGTCTGTAATACGTCCCTGTGCCTCTATCTGTTCGATTAAAGCACCATAATATGAACCAGTTATAGCAGCTTGAAAACTGCACTCAAATTCTTGTTCATACAAATCCTCAGACATCATTTGCTTTGCAGCATCTAATTCATCTGGATCTAAAATATTTGTATCACTAGCTTTGAACAACCCAGCGTACCATTCCTTGTTTTCTTTAGCGTCTTTGTAGAGCTGATAGAAATAATTACGTCCTCTTGGCGTTCCAATGAATACGCACCAACCTTTTCGGTCTGCCAAAGCTGGTCTTATGACTTCTGGGAAAATAGTTGGTTTGATAGATTGTGTTTCATCAAAAACACAACCATCTAAAAATATACCTCTCAATGCTTGATCGTTCTCAGCACCTAAAATAGTTATCCTTGAATTATTTGGTAGATCGCATCTTAATTCTGACTCATTAAACTTTGTTCCAGGTATTTTACCAGCGAACTGTTTTATGTAATCCCAAGCTGTTGCCTTACCCTGTTTAAATGTTGGCGAAATAAAGGCGTATCTTGGGTTTGGCAAGGGACAAGTAAGAGCTGCTTTAATCATGTGGTTCACAAGCATAACTGTCTTACCACTTCGTCTGTGTGCAACTATTACGTTAAATCGGTGCTTATCAATTTCTTTATGCAAAAAATTTTGCAATTCTCTTGGTTTATACGGAATGACAATCTCTGGCATTTTAAAACAAAACCCCCCTAATGTACTGTAACTCCTTGAGGTACGTTTAGTAGTTGTTCAATGCCAAAATCTTCCATTATGTGATGAGAAAAGTATCTGCACTCATGCAGATCGTTGAAGCCACCAAAGTGAACTACAACTGATTTGCTGCTTTCCATAATGTAGATTACAGCAGAGTAACCTTTTTGTTCGTCATCAAATTCCATCATAAAATCCTAATCTAGTTGTGTGTAACTTCCCTAAATTTTAACAAGAGTACAAATGCTAGTTTGGTGTGTATAGCTCTGCAAAACCCCCCAAAAACTGACAAAACAACCAAAAAATTAAATCTATTGATATTTAATCAATAGGTATTGTTGCAATTACTAAGTTTTATGTTGTTTTGTATTCTCTTTGTATTCTGTCTGTATTATTTCTGTTGATCTTGTTAGCATTTTGGAAAATCTGCTACTAAAATTCCTATAATCTACTGTATCAATTTACATTTACAGCTTGAATAATTAAACCAATAAACCTTGTAATTACTTATTTAATGTTACTGTTCCCATTTAATTTGAATAGGTTTATCACCTCCATTAAGACTTAATTTTGTATCTTTATTGTATCTTATGGGACTTAAAACGCTTGAAAGCCATTTGGCGTTTGATTGCATCTCTTTGATTAAATGAGCAAAAGGTAAACTATTATCCATTTTACCTCCATTTTCTAATGTTGCTATACCCTCAGTAAGTTTATCTTGAGCCATAGCAATGACCATCTCAATTCCTATTTTTTTAGCCTGGAAATATGCGTCTTGTAATTTTTCGGAGTCTTTGAGCTTCTGGCTAAACGTAGCCCATGAAACTATCTCAGGATCTCTAGTAATGGATCTAATGCTCTCACCCTCCATAAGTCTATTAAGGATAATTTTTTCCATTGCTTTTGAATATCTTATATTTGCCATAGTTTATAATAATTCTAAATTGTTAATGTGTTGTATTTATACAACAGTTGCATATTTGCAACAGTATTTTAATTCTATTTATAGTTGTTTCTTTGGTGTTAATTTATTTGCTATCAAGTTATCATTTTGTTTGCATTTATTATTTGCTCTGGTATTAATTAAGTATGATTCAAATTAAAACAATTAACAAAGGAGAAAATATGAATCAACTAGATAAATATATAATGACTCAAAGAATTAAAAAACATGGTGATAGTTTAAAAGCCATTTTTAATCTTGATGTTGATAGCATAAAACTTTGTAAGCAATTATTTAGATTAGAAAATAAAGCTCACAAATTAGCAACTGATTATTGCAACGGAGATTTTCAAGGAGATATTGAAAAAGAAAGTGAAAAAATACTTTCTAAAGTTGCTAACATTTTAAATACTAATACTTTTAATATGTTCTTTAATACTGATGCTAGAGGCTATGCGTTAAAATTCTTTGAAAATTTTAGCAAAGATAAACCAATTCACAAAGATTGGGGAGGCTATGGAATTATAGCTCCTGATTTTAGAGAACATAATATAGATTTTGCAATATTAAAGGAGGTTAAATGAATATTTATTTAATTAATAATAATAAAGACAATCAAAAATTTGAAAAAAAATTTAAATGTATGGAAGATGCAAAGCATTGGGTTATCAATACATTAGATTTATCTAAAAATTGGAACATTCTTTTAATTGATGGAGATGTAAAATGAATAATTACTCATTAAAGGTAACAACTCAAAATTTAAGTAAAACATTCTTTTATTATGAGAATGACAATTTAAATTTTGAACAAGCTAAAAATAAACTTAAACAAGCTCTAAAAAAATTTGAAGATTTTAAAATTAAAGGTATTGAGCCTGTTGTTTATGATAATCGTAATAGAGCAATCAAAGTAACCAATATTGAAATTGTTAAAAATATGGAGGTAAAATGAAATATAAATTTGCTACAATTAAAGACTTAGTACCAGGTAGAAGTTTTAATTTTTTTACTAACTTTGAAGATCAAGTTTTTAAAAATAAAACTATCACTATTAATGATGTTGGTTATGAATGGTTTGATTGTTTAAGTGATAATGAACAAAGCTATGTTCAACAGTTACCAAAATATTCTCACCTGAAATATGATGAAGTAATAAAACAATACGATCAAGATTCACTATCCAATATTATTAAAAGACAAAATTCTCAAGGTTGGGAGTGTGATTCTGATGGAAATATAATTGGATTTTTAAAGGAGGTTAAATGAAAAATAAAGATATAAATATTTATAATCTATTCTCTGCAACCTATAAAAAAAGAAAAATGTTTTCTTTTATTGGGTTCTCTGAATTATCTTTAATGCCTAAGGTTGATAAACCTATAAGACAGATTTCAAATGTTTATCAATTTCCAATCAAGAAATACTACAACCAAAAAAGGAGAGTAAAATAATGAGTGAAATGACAGACAAAGACAGAGAAAATAAAAAAGAGCTTATTGAGTCTATTCAATCAATATTAAATGCAAATAAAGATAATGATTATTGCTGTCAATATTGGTTATCAGACATGATTAAGCAACAATTTAAATTATATGAAATTTATTAAACAACCAAAAAAGGAGGGTTAAATAATGAGTAATACTTATGGAGTCGTTTATGGATCTGACAACATTTATACAGATGTTTCAAATTCATTAAAAGGTGCAAAGAGATATGCAACAAATCATGGATATAACAAAGTCGGAATTAGATATAATTCTGGTTATAATTGTTCAGTTGTAGCAATCAAAATAAATAATAAATGGGTAAAACCAAAAAAGGAGGGTTAAATAATGAAAAAAAAACCAATAAAAAAACTAAATAAAAAACCATCTAATATAAAAGATCAAGCAAATAAATTAATAGCCAAGAAATTAAAAAATAGATTTTCTGGTTTAAAGTTTAAAAATCTTGGTGATGGTATGATGGAAATATCAATTAAATAAATATGATTGAAATAATAATAATTGCAGAAATTATAATGATCTCCTGGTATTTAATTAATCAATAAGACCTATTCAATAACGTAGAAAGAAAGAGAGAGTAATTAATATGCAGAATAGGCCTTATTATGATTCAAATATACTTAATAAGAAAGAAAATGATAAAACACAAAATTAAGTTATATTATACCAGATTTAGTACATTTATTTTTAATATTGTCAAGATATAGTGTTGCTAAAATACAACTATTTTAAAAAATATGCTTTTCCTTTTAAATGATATAATTTTAATAGCTCATAAAGAGAATTATAATATTTGATTCTAACTTGTTCATGGCTTATAGGTAAAAAAAACCTTTTTAATTGCCTAAATGACCTCCTATAAGGAAAATTCCTTAATGAAATAATATCTCTGTCTTTTTCATTGGCTTTTACAAGTAATAATATACAAAATTCATAAGTTTGTAGTTGTTCACCATTAAGACGTATTCTAATTTTAGGTTTATCATTGCTTATATAATCCTTTTTATCCTTACCTATTCCATACAATCTCTCAATTAAGGTAAACATTTCTGTCCTTTTATTTTTTATATTTAATGGTGATGGCATATATCGTTCAACGTAGGTTGCAGTTTGGAACATATTGTCTAATTCATCTACTGTTAGCTTATTTGGTATCATTTTCTTGTATATCCTTTAAATATTGCTGAAATCTATCTGAGGATAAGGATTTCTGCTTTTGTTTGATGTCTTTGGCCTGAAAATAGCCTTTTCTGTCTTTTTTAATTTTAGTTATAGCTGTTGAATAAGGTAAAGATTTATTCTTAGCAAAATTCTTAATTATTTTGTCTATTTCTAATTTTTTATTCAAATAGACCTACCTCTGCTAAACTTTATTAAACAAATATTTATATTTTTCATATATTATTTTCTCTTAAAGAATGTTCTATTTAAGACCTACAAAAATTAACCCCCATGACCTACAAAAATTGACTACCGAACCTTGTTATTAATGTTGATAACTGTACCCTTGTTAATTTCTTGGGATAACTTTTTATTATGTATTTTCTCCTTAATTGAGTTGCTTATTCTTCTTCGTTTTCCATTATTCATTCTAATAATTTCTTGCATTTTATTTCTCTCAAATGTGTAATTGTTAGCTTTGTTTCGTTTAGGTTGATGCCTTGCAACCAAGCCGAACAAGGTTAAGTTGTCCAAGTATTTACGCAAAGTAACTTCAGATTTAATTCCTGTCCTACGCATCAAGTATTTATTGGACACATTGATGCCATTTTTACAATTCTGAAATCTTCTGATTAAGATGTATAATAACTTCTCATGGCTATTAAGATTAAGGTTGTCTAGCAAATCAATATCTACTTTTTCAAATGTCCAACTCATTCAAATAATCCAAATTCTTTGTTAATTCTAGATTTAGCAATTTCTATGTATTCAGGATTAAGCTCACTAAGGATAGATCTTCTGTTTAATAATTTTGCTACAATTCCAGTAGTTCCAGAGCCACCAAAAGGATCAAAAACTACACCACCCTCAGGACAACCAGCTTTAATACATGGCTCAATCAAATCTTTAGGAAAAGTTGCAAAATGAGCTTCTTTGCAAGGTTTAGTAGTAACTGTCCAAACATTTCTCTTGTTTTTAGTTTCCATATTACCAACAGCTTTCATATTACCATTAGACTTCATTCCACCATTACCTCTTGAACTACCTTTTTGATTTCTAATATCTTGATTTAATCTTGTTAATGAAGTTGATGCTAAAGGCTCTCTTATTGCATCTGCATCATAATAATATTTTTTAGATTTTGTAATTAACCATATTTTTTCATGTGCTGATGTTGGTCTATCTTTTGTACTTTCAGGCATTGGATTTGGCTTATGCCAAATAATTTCTGATCTAATCCACCAACCATCATCCTGTAATGCAATAGCAATTCTATTAGGTATCATCACTAAATCTTTAGGTTTTAAAGATCCTTGAATTGTAGAAAATGGTTTATCTCTAAAAGTTCTGTCATCACCCTTAATCAAATATTTACCAGCAAACTGAACTTTATTTTTAATTTGATCTTTAACTTTTGTGCCATTGACTGTTGCAGCATAACTATCGCCATAATTTAACCATACTGTTGCTGAGTCTTTTAGTTTGGGTTTCATAGCTCTAAAAAGTTCTACGATATTTTTGATATGTTCTTGATAAGTTGGTTCTAAACCAAGTTGTCCAGGTACTCCATAATCTCTTAAACCCCAATAAGGAGGTGAAGTTACAACGCAATCAATAGAGTTATCCTCTAATTTTTTTATGTTATCAAACACATCACCTTGTAAGAAATTAATCATTATTTAATTCTTTCTCAATTTCGCTCATAGGTTTTCCAAGCACATACAAAGCATAGTGATCGCAACAATAATATTTATTGTTCTCCCTCAAATCTGCTCCCTTTTTGCAGATACAACAGGGTTTTTTAAGATCAAAATAATCATCTAGTTCCAAGTGCTATCCTTTAATAATTCTATTGGTGTTAATTTATCTGGTGGTATTGAATAGCAAAATGGTCGGTCAAGGCCAAAATTAGTTTTGAATTTACTTTTACCTAAAACATAATTTGAATTGATAAATCCTAAAATTTTAAATTTTGGAGCTTCATCAACAACCAAAATATACAGCTCATTTGATTTTGCCTTTGGTCTTATGATTAAAGTATTATTATTTTTTTTTAATTGTGTTCTGACTTGCAATCTTAAATCTTTAAAAATTAAATCTGGAACACCACCAACATTGCAATGATACTCAAATTTAATATTTAAAAATTTAGAAGCTGCGACCTCACCCATTGCACCAGATATAGATTTTGCAATTTGATCGTTTAAAGTACCCTTATAATTGTGTCCCCATGATTCTTTATTCTTTATAGACTCTAAACATCTTAATATTCCTAAATGACTTGCAGATTGCATTTCATAGAGATCAAGTGTTATCTCATTATTCATTCTCAACCCCCTTTAAAACGCAGTATTGAAGCATTATTGGCCTGTTTTTGTAGGTATAAAAACCCCAAGGCATATCGTTTTTTTCAAAATCTGGGTTATCAACCCATTTTCTGTTGATTTCTATTGCTTTTTCGCAAGAATTAATGTTTTTAAGCTCAATATTTGGAACTTTTACTAGCTCTATTTGACCATCATTTGTAATTACCCCAAAAATTAGAACTAAAGTTTTCATAATTAGGATTTGTAGTGAGGCAAATCAGTAAAAAACTATGCACAATTTTTCTTTTTAAGCAACAAAAAACAAAAATTAATTAAGTTGCAATCAGATTAACGAAGTGATAATGATTTGCTCATATGGCAAATCACTTAAAAATAATTGGTGAAGCATACGAAAATTTTAAAGACACTAATACATCTGTGTCTGCCAATAAAGAACCTGACTCTTATAGAGCTATGAAAAGGTATTTTCTAAATTCAGAACAAAGAGATAAATGTAAAAACGCATCATTAGTTTTAGGTAATATAGCACATGACGTTAATGAAAAATCTTTAGTTGAAAATATATCTGTTGAAGAAGCTATCGCAGATAAAAAAATCCAGGATAAAATTAATTCTTATGTGTCAATAGATATAAAAGACCAAATGAAATTTGAATTTGGTATAAAATTTTTAAAAGATATTTGCGAAAATCATAATAAAAATATTAAAGAATTACCTGATAAAAAATGGAAAAAAGAAATAGAGCATATTAAATGGATTGAGCCAATTAATGTTCCATTTAGAATGTATGTAGATTTGACAGGAGATACATATATTAATGATTTAAAAAATAAATTTCCATCTGTAAAATTATCTCCACTTAAAACAAAACAAACAAAAGAAAATCCAAATAGAATTGGTGATTGGGTTTGTTCGCACCCTAAATTAGACGCAAGAGTTTTTACATCTGACTTAATGCAGATTGCTCTTTACTCACACACCACAGGATTAAAACCATCATTAAGTTATGCAAGTGCAACAGATAGAATTTTATTTACAGAGGATAATTGTGAAGAATTAAGACCAGAAAATTTAAAAAGAAGTCTGCAAGAATTAATTGTTTATGAGATTGCTTGGGAGAAAAAACTTAAAGCTGCTAACGGATCTGTTGAGGAATTATTATGGTTATGTCCACCTGATTTTAGCGAACTTCGTAAAGGTAGTTTTTGGTGGAATGGAGTACCAAAAAAATTTATGGAGGACTATTTAAAAACTTATGCCTGATATTAAACCAACTAATCAAACTCAAAGCGGTCATATATATAACAATCAATCTACATCTCAATCTCAAAGTGCTCATATATATAACAATCAATCTACATATGTAGCAACTAACGAAGCAAATGGAATTGTAAAACCTTTAAGAGATAGAATTAGAGATTTAGAAGAAATAAATTCTGCTCATCAAAAAAAGAATGGTCAGCTTAGACAAGAGATACAAGATAAAAATAAATTAATAGAAGAACTTACGGAAAGAATAAACAACCCAACAAAAAAAATGAGAGAGCAAGGAGAACTATGAAAGAAAGAAATCTAAGAGATGCAATAAAAGAATTTAAAAATGGTATTAAAAAAACTGATTTTATTAAAGTAAAAGGTAATAAAGATTATTTAGGTGTTCCATACAGAGTTAATTTTGTTAGAGGATATTTTGGAGATAGACTACAAATTTTAACAGAAAGCATTGAACTTTCATCTGGTTCACATAAATTTGTTTCAAGCATTATTTTAGATGGCAAATGTATAAGTAATGGTGAGTCTAAACAAATGCACACTAAAGAAAAAGATTTTGAGAAAGCACAATCTGTAAGTATTGGTAGGGGACTTAGCTTTGCTGGGTTTATGGGTTCAGAAGTTGCAACAGCAGAAGAAATGGAAGAATTTATTAGAACTGACGAAACTTTTGATGACAAAAAACAAGTTGGTTTAAATGCTGTAATAGGTGTCAAAGATAAAAAAATTGAAAACAAAAAATCTATAAAAGAGATAGCTGACGAATGGATTGGTGTTATGCAAAACGCAGCACAAAACGAAACATCAGTTGGTAGATTTGAAAAAAATTTAAATCCTCTTAGAAAAGAGTATTTATCAGAACTTCATCAAATAAATTCTGATCTAATTCAACAAGCTAGAGTAGATCAAGAAGAAGTTTCACTACACAAACAAATAACAAATAGGAAAAAATAATATGAGTGATTTTAATAATACTGCTGCTTTATGGAAAAGACAACCAAGAGAAAATGATGTAGCTGGAAAACAATATCCACAATATGAGGGAAACATAACAGTTAATGATACTAAAATGAATTTAGCTGCATGGCTCAATACTAATAAAACAAAAGAGGGACAACCAGATATTTCATTAAGAATTTCAGAGATGAAACCAAAAACGGAGAATCAACTTTAATGTCTGAAAAAATAAACCCAGATTATTATAAAAATAAAAAGATTGAAACTTATGAGGCGATTGTATCACAGCTTTCGCCTCCAGAAGTTATAGGTGGTTTGAGATGGCAAATGCTTAAATACATTATGAGATTTGGTGAAAAGCATGGAAGCACAATTGCGTCATGCAAAATAGATATATCCAAAGCTCATTGGTATTCTGAAAAATTAATACAGTATTTAACAGACCTGGAAAAAGAGGGTTATAAATTTGAAACTTCTGACAATGTTGCTGAACTATTTAAGGAAAAATAATGAAGAATGGAAATGGACATAAATATATTTATTTAAGTGAGCCAAAGCTCAAGACACTTAAATTTATAAAGAACTATATAAAAAAGCATAACTTCTCACCTACTTTTGCTGAGATTTCTCAAGCAATGAAATGGTCAAGAGCAAGATC